CTCATCCGTATACCGCTTGCTGCTCATAGACACCTCCGAATCAGCCATTTTCCATGGTCTTGGGATGTCTAGGAAACCCTGGGCGTATCAGAAGGACGGCTGACATGCCCGCCTAGTTCCGCGAGGATTTCGGGGATTGTGTGGCAGAATCCGGGTTCGGTTTCAGGCCCAGCAGCACTGCTGCGCGGTGTGTGTCTCCGAAATTCCCAACTGTTCTGCCAAGTAGCAAATCGCCCACAACATCGCGGCTCAAGCCATGTTTACGAGCGAATGCAGCAATGGTGATGCCATTGGCACGAAGCCACGTTCGGGCTTCATCCGTAGTGCGTGTGGGAGATGTGGCAGTGGTCTTGCGGCGTGCAGGCATATCGGTGTTTCACGTTGGTGTACGGCAAGAATAGGGAACTTAAGTGCACCTTTCAAGGAGATTTTTGTGTCGGTTGGTTTGAGGTTGAAGGAAGAGCGCAAGCGCATTGGTCTGACACAGACCGAGTTGGCGGAACGCTGCGGGTTGACGAAGCGTGCTCAGGTCAACTTTGAAAAAGAAGAAGGCGAACAGTTGCCCGGCGGTGCATACCTGCTCGCGGCTACTACGCTGGGGATCGATGTGCTCTATGTGCTCACGGGCGAGCGCAACGGCATCAGCGCGGATGAGGTGCAGGTGTTGTCGGCCTATCGTGTCGCCTCGCCGGAGATCAAGTTGGCCGTCAGCGCGGCGCTAGGTGCGGCGGTGAAAGCATCAGGCCGGCATAAGTTTGTGATGCATGCCAACGAAGTTGGGCAGGCGCTGAGCGGCGATATCAGTCAGCCAGGACTGACCATCAACCTGGGCGGCAAAAAAGCCAAAAAAAAGATCAGCTAGTGCAGTTGTTGGTGGGACAGATGGTCGTGGGAAATTGGCCGTTATCGGCTATACCTGCCTGAACTGTAGAGCTTGCTAGCTCATAGAGAAAAAGCCGCCGGCTTGTGACCGGCGGCTTTATAGGTGTCGGCGCGTAGCTCCGTGCGATCGAACCGCCGTCCTCCTGACAGCGCGAGATGACCTGACGTCCCATAGCCAGAATCTCTAATCGCTCAGTTAGTGCCTATAGGGCTTTTCCCAACACATTTGTAGGTATAGCAGTCAGGGACGGGCGAAATGGAATAGCTCTCAACTAGCCCCAGTGATTCAATTACCTGACTGACAATCAATTTAAAAAATCCGCTTCTTTAAATCGAAGAAAGCATTTAAACCACCACGATGGTCACTCCCTGTCTTCGGAAGGATAAAAGGATAGCGCGCATCCTTCATGTATAATAGCTTATAGTGCTTCCCGTCTTCATAGATTGAAAAACCAATATCTTCAAGCTCCGAGCGGACTGATGAGGTGAGTGAAGTATATTGACGCAGAACCTCTTTCAATCGACTTAATATATCCTCCCTATCTCCAGGATTTTCATTATTCTTAATAAGTGATTCAAAGACAGCGTGGCGACGAGAGTGGTCATCTGAAGACTCCGCAGCCTGTTTCAAAGCTTCTGCTATCAGACTGAGATGCTCTCCCTGGTAAAGGTCGGCTTGATCAGTCTCAAGGCTGATGGTTATTTCGCATTCCGAAGCCGTGCTGCGCGCATCTCTCTTGCTGTAGCGGGCTCGCACTAGCTCTGATTCGAGGCGCTGTATTTCTTCATCTTTGGCCAATATCTCTTTGTCAAAGTGTTGAATATAATCTTCAATGTTCCCAGAGCCCGACGTTCGGAGAGCTTCAATTTTCTGCCTAGACATCATCTCCTGCAGGTACGACCAAGTACATTCTCGAAGTATGCGCTGGTAAAGCAAAGATAGGCGGATCTTTTTTGCAATAGCTATTTGCAGGGCGCTAGCGCTTGGCCACTTCGCAGGAAGGTAAACCCATTTACCGATGCCGTCGGGCCAGTAAATTGCTATTGCACCGCCGTAAACATTTTCACCGTAGACTTGACGTGTAATTGATGATGAAAATTTTCGGCTTGGCTCCACCACCACATGAGCCATTCCCGAAATCCATTTGGATAGAGCTTTTGGATCGACAATAAATTCCTCTTGTGAATTTCTGCTCACATAAACAACCGGCATAACGCTATTGGTGCGGGCACATATGATCTGCTCTGCCAAAGGGGCGTCCGCTTCAGATAGGAAAACAGGATTGTCTGTGACGGTTAATTTCCCATCAGAACCGCCTGAAAATCGCTCCATAAGCAACTTCAATATGTAAGGGCGCTTTCCCTGCTCAAGTCTTTCGACGGGCATTTCCGAGTCAACGTTAAGTTGAACACTTACCCAAAATCCATTATTGCCTTTATTTCCAATTACATCCGTTACCCATCTAACGCCATCATCATCAGTTTTTTCGTGGCGGACGCCGCCAGATGAGCTAATTTCAGAAGTGTACATGCCGAAAGAGATAGATTCGACGTCATCTCCAAATCTTCCCTCTTGTGTATCCAAAGGAATTAAATTTGCGAGCCTTGTATGAGGACTCTTAATAATCCAAGTTCGGCAGCAGTCAACGAAATCCGCCATGTCCGTTGACCACCTTATTGGAAACTGTGTTTTGAACGTTAACAAATTTACCCCCCAGTTAATATTATTAATTTGGTTCCATCTCAGCGATTGGAAATTTGCGCAACACCCCTTGCTGCATTGCATGCCCCACGTTTCATTAGCATTCCCGCAATACTCGCCTTAGCGGTGAAATTTTCAAAAATTTTTCCCCGATTTCAGCCAAGCCGTACTTATGCCAAGCTTTTGTCCCAATTGCACTAGTCGAGCACGCTTTCCAGTTGGGCAGAGCTTTTAAATCCAATCCCTTCAATACTGTGTACAGTCCTAGAAATAATCCAACGTTGCGCATCAATTTCAGGCTTGAAGCCGCTCACCGTGACGATTTGCTCTGGGAACAGATCCGACCGTCCCATCGCAAGCGTGTGGTCGAACTTCGCCAAGCCGCGTTTCACCCGCTCCAGTTCTGCATGCGCGTGCTGACGTGCTGTCGTTTCGTCCGAGTACGACTCGCGCAAGCGCTTGGCGTTGTCGTCTGTGCCCACCAGCACGGATTGCCGCCGCGCCTTACCCTTGTCCACCCAGTACGCGCGCACGCCGGTGTAAGCATCACGGTCGGCGACTGAGTAGCGATGCTGATCACCATCGCGCCGCGTCAGGGTGACGGCAGGCAGCGGTTTGCCGATCGCCGTAGTGCCGGCGCCGATCGGCGTAAAGATCAGCGCTCCTCCCTTCACCGTTGCCACAGCGTCGAAGCGCTGTCCTAAGCGGGTGAGCAGATTCATGTCGCTCTCGTTGGCCTGGTCAAGATGGGGCAGCTTGGTGCGCGCCAGCGCCTCGGCCACGCGCGGCGTCAGCCCATGCTCGCCGGCGAGCGTGTTGAGCACTGCACCTAGCGTGGTGTTGTGCCAGCTGCGCTCGCGCCGCGTGCGCATGTCGGCAGTCAGATCCGCGCTACGCGCGCGCACGGTGATGATGTCTGGCGCACCGCTGTATTCCACCTCGTCCACGATGAAGGTGCCTTTGTCGACTAGGCCGGTGGCTTTCCACCCCAACGCTACGGCTAGGCGCACGCCGCGTTTGGGCAGCGCCATCTTGCCGTCATGGTCGTGGATGCGTAGGTCCAGTTGGTCGGCTTCGCCGCCACGGCATTCGGTGAGGGTGAGATCGAGCAGGCGCGGTGCGATGCGCTGGGTGAGGTCGGTGCCATCGAGCACGACGCGCCACTGCGGAATCGGGTAGCTCATGCGGCGGTCGCCTCTGGCGCAACGTCGTCTGCACGGCGCAGGCTCAGCTGAAATTCAATCCTTCGCGGTGTGCCGTCTTGGAAGAACAGCGAGGCCGTCTCATTGACCGACAGCAGCACATATGGCCCGTAGACCAAGCCCGTCCCATCCACCAGCGGCAACGGCTCGCCGGCTGCAGCAAGCGTGCGCAATGTGTCCAGCGAGATCCGCGTGCCCGTCAGGTCCGGCGCGATCAGACCCGACAGCTCGATGGTCTCATCGCCTGGGCCCAGAAACTGGCTGGCAGCTCGCGCGCCGACGCGCTCGCTGGTGGGGTGACGCCAACTCATCTGCCGCTGCAGCTGCAGATAGGCGGCGCTATCGAGGGCAAACACAAACGTGCCGTAGGACATCATCATCGGGGTGGATCCTCAGTCGTCGCGCAGGCTGGAGCGGCGGGTCGCCGCCGTGCGCCGTTCGCGTTCTTCGAGCTGGCGAGCGACTTCGCGCGCCAGTGCGGTCGCATCCATACCGGGTGCGGCATGGACGTGGATGACGTAGCTGTTGCCGCCTGCGGGGGCGCTGGCGGCGCTGGGCGCGCGGGCGGGGGCCGACAGCGGTGACCGGCTGTCGATCGCCGCCACGGGCGCTGTGGCCGTCGCCAGGGCCAGGCCGGCGCCCACCGCACGCATCCGGTTGCCAAGTGCCACGACGGCCTGCATAGGCGCGCCCTGGCCGCGCTGCAGGCCCACGGTGAGGCCTTGAATGGTGAAGTCGCCCAACTGGGCAAAAACGCGCGAGGGGCTGTGGATGCCCAGCAAGCCCTTGAAGCGGTCGACCACGCCGGTGCCGACGCTGGCGATCGCATTACTGGCGGCGCCGAGCTTGGAGCGGATGCCCTGAACAAGGCCGCTGATCATGTCCGCACCGGCCTGCAGCATCCTGGCCGGCCAGTTGGCCAACTGCAGATTGATGCCGGCCCACAGCTGCAGCAGCCCCTGGCGGATGCGATCGCCGTTGCCGTTGAACACGCCCACGATCAGCGACCAGGCGCCATGGACCGTTTGCCATACGCCGCCGAGGATTTGCTTGATCACCGGCAGGACGAACGCGAACGGCTGAATCAGGCCGCTGATCATGTCGGCGCCGGCCTGCAGCATCCTGGCCGGCCAGTTGGCCAACTGCAGGTTGATGCCGGCCCACAGCTGCAGCAGCCCCTGGCGGATGCGATCGCCGTTGCCGGTGAACACGCCCACGATCAGCGACCACTTGCCCTGGACGGTTTGCCACACGCTGACGAGGATCTGCTTGATAACTGGCAGTACGAACGCGAACGGCTGGAGCAAGCCGCTGATCATGTCCGCACCGGCCTGCAGCATCCGGGCCGGCCAGTTGGCCAGCTGCAGGTTGATGCCGGCCCACAGCTGCAGCAGCCCCTGGCGGATGCGATCGCCTTTGCCGGTGAACACACCCACGATCAGCGACCAGGTGCCCTGGACGATTTGCCACACGCCGCCCAGGATCTGCTTGATGGCCGGCAGGACGAACGCGAACGGCTGGAGCAAGCCGCTGATCATGTCCGCACCGGCCTGCAGCATCCGCGCCGGCCAGTTGGCCAGCTGCAGGTTGATGCCGGCCCACAGCTGCAGCAGCCCCTGGCGGATGCGATCGCCGTTGCCGGTGAACACGCCCACGATCAGCGACCAGGTGCCCTGGACGGTTTGCCACACGCCGCCGAGGATCTGCTTAATGACCGGCAGCACGAACACAAACGCCCGCACCAGCCAGCCGATCGCCTTGACGGCCAGCTGCAGCTGAGTGACCAGCACCGCGCCAATGATCTGCCCGAAGCCGCGACCGGCTTGAGTTGCACCGTGCAACTGCGCGGTGGTGGCCTCGAATGGCGTCAGCAGCTGCTTGATCCACGCCCAGGCCTGGCCCATGGCAGCGGCCACGGTGTCCCACACCGGCGCCAGTGGCGCGAGCGCCGCCTGCAGCTCTGCCAGCACCGGCGCGGCCACATCGACGATGCCTTGCCACACACCGATGGCGAACGCCTTGATCGGCCCCCAGTACTTCCACACCAGTAGCGCCACCGCCGCGACGGCCGCACCGATCGCCAGGACTGGCAGGCTGACGCCGCCGAGCAGCGGCAGCAGCAGGCGCGCGCCATTGGCGAGCATGGGCAGCACGCGGCCGCCGAACGCCAGCCCCTGCCGCAGCAGCGCACCAAAGCCACCACCGCCCGACAGCAGCGCCACTGCGCCGTGGATCTGCGAGAACGCCATCGCGGCTACACCACCTGCGACTAGCAGCCCGCCCAGGATGGTGAGCAACGCCGCGCCGCCGATTGCCACCTTGGCGATCGCCCCCACCAGCACCGGGTTGGCGCGGATCCACGTCGTGACCTGGCCGACCACCGCAGCCGTGCGCTCGGTCAGTTGCTTGAACTGCGGCAGCAGGGTCTGGCCGATCGATTGCGACACCACCACGGCGGTGTTCTTGAGCAACTGCAGCGAGTTGGCCGAGGTGGCCACCCGCGATGCGTACTCGGCCGACATCGAGCCGCCGTAGAGCTGCGCATCGGCCACCTTGGCGAAGTTGCCCTGCAGCAGCTCTAGATTGGTCAGCAGCGGTGCGATCGCACCGATCGACTCACGGCCAAACAGCTGCGTCATCGTCGCGGCCTGCTCGGCCTTGGGCAGTGCGCGCAGCTTCTGCAGCACCGACATGATCGCCCCGCCTGCATCCTTCTGCATGAGCTGGGCCATGGTCTTGGCCTTGATGCCCAGTTTGTCGAAGGCCTCGCGCTGGCTCTTGGTGGCCGACTCGCCCGAGGCCAGGGTGAGCAGCATGTTTTTGATGCCGGTGGCCGAGACTTCCGACTCGATGCCCATGCCGGCGACGGTGGCGCCCAGCGCGGCCAGCGGCCCGCTCTGTAGGCCGGCCACCTCGCCCAGGGCACCAATGCGATTCACCACTGCGCTGATCTTGTTGACGCTGGCCGGGCCGGTGTTGCCGAGGTAGTTGATCTTGTCGGCCAACACGACGACCTCGGCCTGGCCCATGCGAAACGCCGTGCGCCAGGTCGCCATGGTCTGGCCGGCGTCCTCGGCGCTGCTGTCGAAGGCCACACCCATCTTGGCCGCGTCCTCGGCAAAGCGGACCAGCTCCTGGCGCGGGATGGCGGCTTGGCCGGCGGCCGCCACGATCTTGGCAATCTCGGCCGGCAGCATGGGCAGGCGCATCGAGAGGTTCTCGACATCGCGGCCCATCTGCAAGAACTGCTGCGGCGTCTTGAAGTCCACGACCTTGCGCACGTCCGCCATGGCCGACTCGAATTCCATCGCATCGCTGATCGGCAGCGCAGTGGCACCCAGTGCGCGCTGGCCGGCGAATGCCATGCCGGTGCCGTAGGCGCTCGCCTGCAGGCCAGCGCTCTGGATCCGGGCGCTGCGACGCTGTGCAGCATCGATCGCCGTCAGGCGCTGCTGCTGGGCGCGCATGGCGGTGTTGGTGTTCTCGATCTCGCCGCGCAAACGGCGCTCATGCGTGACCAGCTCGCGCGTGCTGATCCCGGCCGTTTCCAAACGACCACGCAGGCGCTGCAGGCCGGCCTCCTGCGCGCCGTGTGCGGTCTTGAGTTCGCGTGCGGTGCGCACGGCACGCTCGAACTCGGCATTCATCGCAGTCGTAGGCGTGCCGGTGGCCTTGATCTGTTGGGCAAGCGTGCGCACCGATTGCCGCTGCGCATCGAGCGCAGCCTTGGCACGCTGTGCCAGCGCCACCTGTTCGCGATAGGCACCGATGTCGCGGTGCTGGCTGTTGAGTTGGCGCAGCGCATCTCGCTGATTGCGCAGTGCGGAAGCAACGCCACGGCTGCCATTGAGCACGCGGCGGAACGGGCCGGTGGCGCGATCGACGGCGGCCAGGATGACCTGCAGGCGCAGATTGTCAGAGGCCGCCATTTAGGCGGCCTCGTTCGTTGGGTGGGGCATCATTCGGCTCCGCTTCGCAGGCGGGCACGCTCGCGCCACGCCGTGAGTTCGTGCAGCGACCAGCCGTCCATTTCAGACGGCGGCCAGTGGAAGATGGCCGCGATGTCGGCCATCGCATCCTCTACGCAGTCGGGAAATCCGCTTCCCTCTGGGCCTTCGGCAAGAAAAAAACCTGCACCTCCTGGCCTACCGCCAGCAGGTCGGCCGGATCCATCGCATTGACGTCGGCGGTGGTCAACGTGGGCGAGGAAATGCGCGGCAGCAGTGTTGCCAGCGCGGTGACATCCAGCTGCAGCACGTCGGTCAGCTTGAGGCCGCGCAGTTCGCCTGCGCCGGGCTTGCGCACCTTGAGGTCGGTGATGGTCTGCTCGCCACGCGTGATGGGCTGGTCGAGGGGAATGGCTGGGGAAAAGGTCGGGGTCATCGGAAGGTCTCAGGGCTGAGGCCTGGCGGCGCCAGGCCGGAAGGGTCAGGCGCCGATGGCGCGGCGATGCGGGGCGAGCAGGTCCACGCCGTTGACGATCTCGATCATGTTCATCAGATCGATCTCGATCACGGTGGAGCCGTTGATCATCAGCTTGTAATAGCTGGCTGAGGTCTTGACGGAGAATTCGGTGTCGTCGCCGGACTTACCGGTACCGGGATCAATCTCTTTGTGACGGCCGCGCACCACAAATTCGACGGCATCCACCGCGCCGCTGTCGTCGCGCTGGTAGGCGCCGGCAAAGCGCAGCTGCACGGCGTTGTGCGTGGTGGCGCCGTACTGATTCAGCACGCTGCGCATCATGCCGCCGCACTTCCATTCGAGCTCGATCTTCTCCTGGCCAAAGTCGATGTCGACCGGGCCATTCATACCGCCGCCGCGATATTCCTCCATCTTGCGGGACAGCGTGGGCAGCTTCACTTCGACCACCTGGCCGAGATAGCTCTCACCGTTGTTGAACAGGTTGAGCGCTTTGAGTTTCTTGGGCAAAGCCATGGGTTTCTCCGGGAATCAAAGGCGGGTGCGTTACGCGTTGACGCGTTCGGCGAAGTCGGCCAGGTAGCTGGTGGTGATCTTCTGGTACAGCTGCAGGTTCTCCAGCGGCGGTACTGGCGTGTAGTCGTAGTCGATGCGCAGCGCGCCATCGGCGAGCGTGGTGGCGCTGTTGACGGTGCCGTCGAACCAGGCGGTGGCATCGATCAGGTAGCCGGACGCTTTCAGGTCGCGGAACTTGGCGTTGATGTCTTCGACGATGTCTTTGACCAGCGAGGGATGCATCGGCTTGTCGACGTAGAACGCCACGCCCTCGGCGATGGTGTCGGCCAGGACCTGTGCGGTGCGCGTGGCTGTCTCGAAGGCGAACATGTTGTCCTCGGCGCACGTGCGCGATCCCCAGAAGCGTTGCCCGTTGAAGTTGACCAACGTGGTGATGTCGCCCTCGTTGAGCACACCCGCATCGGTAGCCGGATCCTGCAGATCCCAGTGCACGTCCTTGGAAATGCCGGTGACGCCCGCCACAGGCACATTGGACAGGCTCTTGTGCCAGCCCTGCTCGGTGTCAATCTTGGCGCGCAGGCCGAGCGCACGTGCAGTGGCATACGCCGCTGTCGTGGTGCTGGTGGCGGTGTCGAAAGCCAGGAAGTCCGGCCAGATCAGCATCAACTCGCGATCGCCGAACTGCCCACGGTAGGTGATCGCCTCGGCCACGGTATCGGCGACCGGCCGCACATAGGCCATGGCGCGCAGCTTCTTGGCGATGGTCGCCAGTGCCTTGGCCACCGGCAGTGTGTCCAGACCCGGCGCGCCCAGGATGCGCGGGCGCACGCCCAGCTGTGCTTGCGCCGCGAGCAGCGCATACAGGCCGGTGTACCCGCTGGACTTGGCCTCGCCAATGACGTTGGACGAGGTCTTGTCCGCGTCTTCGCCATCGGCCACACGCACCACGACGGTCACCGGGTTGGTCTGGTCGGCGATGCCCTGCAGGGTGTCACGCAAGGTGCCTTTGGTGCCGGCACTGGCGATGGCACCGAGCACATTAGTGACCAGCACGGCCTTGTTGAGCGGAAAGATTTTCTCATCCGCATCGGAGGCCGTGGCGACCAGGCCGACAATGGCGGTGGAGACGGTGCGGATGACGCGCGCACCTGCGCTGACTTCGATGACGCGAACGCCGTGGTGGTAGGCAGTAGACATAGGTTCCTCAATCAGGACGAGCGGAAGCGGAGCGGGATGGTCATGCGCGAGCGCGCATTGGCGGGAGCGACGTCGGTGCGTTCGCCATCGACTGTCAGCACGAAGCTGCCAGGCACATCGCCGATGACCAGGTCGACGCGGGTCAGGCGCAATCGCGGCTCCCAGCGCATCAATGCGGTGGCCGTGGCCCCGTAGAGCAACGTGCGGGTGGCGCCGTTGAATGGTTGGTCGATCAGTTCGGGCAGCAGCGAGCCAAAATCGCGGCGCTGCTCGCGCGTGCCGATGGGCGTGGTGAGGATGCAGGCGATCGATTGGGCCAGGTGCTGCTCGCCCTCGATCACACGGCCGGTGGTGGCATCAACGCCGATCACTGCGGGCCACCGCTGAGTGCGCTGCCTGCCGTCACGCCGGTGGTCTTGTGGTTCTTGAGGCTGATCCCGCCGCCGATGACATCAGTGGTCGCCTTCGCGGTACCGTTGATGGTCGCATCACCATTGAGCATCGTCTTGCCGTTGACGGTGAGCGGGCCATTGAGCGTGATGCCGCCATCGGCAGTAATGGATGCGGTGCCGCCGCTGGGTAGCGTGGCCTGCAGCGCATGCGCCTCGGTGTCGTAATGGATCTGCGCGCCATCGGGGAAGCGCAGCACGTGGAGCGTGTCGGACGCGGCAGGCGCTGCGAATTGGTCGGAGTACAGGCCCCGTAGCACCACGCCATCGGCCAGGTCGCCAGCCGGCGAGAGCACTACGACTTGCTCGCCGATCGCTGGCGCCGACCAGATGATGGTGGTGCCGGCCAGGGTGACCACCCAAGGCAGGTAGTCGGTCAGCATCTCGCCGACCTGTACGCGGCATCGCGCGGTGGCGAGATTCACCTCGGCGACGGTGCCGAGGCGAATGGCGTTACTCAGTGCGGAGGATGCGTTGCCCATGCAGTCATGGTCGTCGCGCGCGTGCAGGATGACACTGCAGTTGTGCTGTAGCTGCGTGATCTACGCAGCGCAGCGGTGCTACAAATTCGCAGGCGATTCCGGTGCGATGACTTCGCGCTGGGTGAACGTTGCGTCGAAGTAGTAAAGCCCGTCGCCGCGATTGAAGTACATTCCAGGCTCGCACACGGACTTGTCTTGGAGTGCGCGGAACTCGAAACCGTCAATGGTGAAGCCGCTATCGGAAACGATGATGTTGACCACCACGTCGGTCCCGGTTTGGATCATCGCGTAACGTCCAATCGTCATTTCAGCACCACTCAATGAAAACGAAGCCGGGGCACCCGGTGGAACCATCCTTGCCAAACGTGCTTGCCGTGGAGCCATTGGACACGCCGCCCCCACCGCCACCGCCAGCGCCAAAGCCATAGCCTTTACGACTGGCCGATGTCGTTTCGCCTGCACTACGCCCGCCCGGCCCGCCGCCGCCGAATGCACAGGAGCCACCGGTACCTGCCGGGCCATAGGGTGCGTTGACTGAGATCGATGCCGAATCGCCGCCGGCTGGGTAGCCGTCTCCACCGGTTGCACCGCCGACCTGCGTTGCACCAACGAGACCGCCGCCGCCACCCTGACCTGCAGCCAGGGTGATGAGATTGCCGATGACGGTTGCTCCGCCTGCACTGCCGGCTACGCCGTTTGTCCCGTCCGTCCTTGAGCCTGCACCAGCGGATCCACCGGCACCAATGACGATCGGGACACTGGCGCCAGGCACAACCGCGAAGCGCAGGCGCTGAATCGATTGCCCAGCGCCGCCACCGCCACCACCGGTCGCGGTGTAACTCGCTGACCCAAGGACTTTCTCGGCCCGCGTTGCACCACCGCCTCCACCGCCGCCGCCTGCACAGGCGCTGACGTAGATCGCAGTTACCCCTGCCGGAACAACGAAGGTTCCGGATGCCTCAAAGCGCGCACGGCCACTGCGGCTGTCGATCGCTGCTTTCAAAGCGTCGGGTGTGACGGCACGTTGCGCATCTGTGCCTGCAATGGTCTCTGCGCGCGTGGCAAGTTCGACGATGCCTTCCTTCTCGGTGGTCGCGGCCGGGTTGGTGAAGTTGGCATTGCCAAACGTCACCGAAGACACCGTGACCCCAGAAAACAGGATGTCGGCGGACATCAGCAGGTCCGAGGCGGCGGCCTTCTCCATGATCAGCTCGGGCTGGGAATAGCTGCCCAGCAGCGTGCCGTTTTCCAAGTACAGCCCAAAGCCGCGAACCTCATAGGTTGCCCGGCTCGTGTCGCTGACAGTGACGTGGATGGTGGTGGACGACGTGGTGCCGCCTGAGATGCTGGAGAGCGTCAGGTGCTGGCCTGGGACTGTCTTCAGGTCATCCGTTGCAGCGAATGCGGCCGCAGTGAAACCGATGCTGGTCAATTTGACGGCGTTGGTGCCGTTCTTCTCGGCGTTGATCAGCGCTGCACGACCAGCGGTGGTGAGAACCAGTTGTAATGCCATGGCTTATCCCTGCGCCGTCATCGACAGACGGCGGTAGTTGATGATGCGAATACCAGTCACCAGCGAGACGTTGCCGGTGGTTTGCAGCCCCTGCACGAAGCCGAAATGCGAGCGGACTGGCTTGGTGCGCTCAACCTCGGCGATGACCTCATCTACAAAACGAGCGCTTGCAGCCCTGCCATCGGATCCATTGAGCGTGAGCGTCAGCTCGAACGTATGCGGCTGGCCGCGCGGCTGTTGCTGCCACCACTCGCGGATGGTCACCGCACCTCCGAACGAGGCCACCACCATGCGCACGCTATTGGCGGTGCCCTTGCGGCGCTGGATCGCCATGGCGCTGCGCAGGCGCGAGCGCTTGACCGCATCGCTCCAGTCTGCCTTCCAGTCGTCAACCGAGAGCGTCCACGCCAGCCACGGCAGATGGCCGGCCGGGCATGTGTCCGGATTCCACAGGTCTGGATATGGCAGCGGGATCGCTTCCAGGCGCTCGGTGACGGCGGCCAGGGCGCGCTCCATCGGTGTGGCATTGGGCGGCAGCGGTGAGTTACTCATCGATGCCGGCGTGCACGATGTCGATTGATGTGCAGTACGCAGCCTGGGTGCGGCTGATCCGGATGTCGGCTGCAGGCGAGTCCAGCTCCACGCGCTGCACGCCATCGGCGAACAACTTGGCCTTGATGGCTGACTCCGGGACATCACGGCCAATGCGGTGTGCCTCGTCCAGATACGCCTGCAGGCTGCGCATCGCCTCGCGCATGACCACCGCCGAGTCTGGTCCAGCGTAGGTGTAGACGCGCCCACGAATGGCATACGGGACGATCTGTGCGCTCTGGACCGTGACACTGTCGGTTAGCGGGCGCACGTCGTCGTTGGTGAGGATGGCAGCGACCTCGTCCAACAATGCCTGGGGAGCCGTGCCGTTGCCCGTGCGCGATTGGACGGTGACCAACACTTGCCCAGGCGCGGGGCTGGTCGCGCTGGCGTCCATGACATCGGCGGCTGCACTGAGCGCGTGATAGATATAGGCGCCCTCGGGGCCAGCAACACTGAAGCCCTCCGGCGCCAGCTGGATCCGGCGGCGGAAGTCCACGTCCGACTCGTAGGTCGGTGCAACGCCGTTCTCCGCTTGGCCCGGATCGAGCACCAGACGCGCAACGCCGAACAGCGCGCCCAGGTGATCGAGGTTGGTGCCGGTCGCAAAGGCCAGCATGGTCTGCTGCGCCTTGTCGTTGGCGCGCTGGCGGATCAGCAGCTCGCGGGCTGCGAATAGTTGCAGGATCTTGTAAACGGGCTCGGCTTCTGTGAGCGCGGAGAACTCCGGCATCAGCCTACGGAATTGGCCAAGCGCCTCGGCAAAGATTGCCTCGAAATCCAGCGACTCGATCAGGTCAGGAGCTTGGAGCTTAGATAAATCGACAGCGGTAAAAGAGGCCATCAGCTATGCGCTTGGGGGAGCGTTCAAGGATCCCCCTAAAGCCCAACCTGAAGTGCTCGTCGGTTGTGTATCAACATATTTTACAATTTTCAGATGTAGATTTCGGCTGCTGACAAAATGAATTTGTAAAAAAAGCCGCACTCTTGGAGTGCGGCTTCAAATGAGATTGAAAGATCCGATCAGCTAAGGTTGTGAATGTTTTACGGCTCGTGTGTTGGTGGGCCTACAATCACCACGCCGCCGCCAGGAGGTCTAGGTGATCCTCCCGAACCACTACCGCTGCCACCGCCGCTGCCGCCACCGTTGCTTATCAGGGTGCCGTCATCTCGCCTCTGGGTGCCCGGCACTGGAATAACGCACACTGTTCCTCCCACGCATGCAACCGTCGCGTTTTCACTTGACCCGTCAGAATAGATCACAGTGAAAGTAGAGCCTCGGGGCAAGGCAGTAAACCCGTGGACGGTCCTGTAAGCACCCCAAAGACCGAACATTGCAGCCACTCTTACTTCAGAGATACTTAAAACAGTGACGCCACTAGCTGCCGGCACGCTGTTGTATGGTGCGTCGCCTGCACGAACGGTAACCGCTGCAGCTACTAACGGCATGCTTAAAATCATCAGGGCAATAAAGGATCGGCAACCCTTCAAAAAGCCTCTTGTCTTTATATTCATATAATTCCCTTTTATTTTATTGTATCCATCATTAATCGAATCTTTTCAACCTCTTTGTCAAGCGCCTTCAGTTGTCCAGGTGGTACAAGGTTCTTTCTTATAAGTTCTTCGTAAGAAGATGAGTTGCAAACACCGTAACTGATACACGCCATATCTAGCCGATACGATCCCTGCCCACAATCGGCACCAGCTCGACAGCCCGCCAGCGCCCACGCATATTCAGAGTAGTTACCTGAACCTCCAGGGGCGAATGACTCAAGCTCTACCGAAGCGGCGGGATTAGACAGCACCTCATCGACAGCGAATATTGCCTCAGCATCCTTGCTTTCTATTGCCTTTGCAATCAGATCTCGATAGTCATCTGAACTCATCGTTTTTCTAGAGGCAACTTTTAGTCGAGCGATCAAATCTCCGCGCTTTGCAGCTTCCGCATACCAAAGCTCAATCGCATCCAAAGGTATCGCTTCGCCCCCATCGACCTGACTACAGTAATGAGATGTGCGGTCCTTTATCTGTTTGTATCGGGCTGAATTCTCTTTCTTCAGCTCTGAAAAAGAATCTAACGTTCCCGCGAATTTTTGAGGCGACAGGCTGTACATGGCACACCGTTCGTACGTCTCTGCCAACTGCCGCTGTGCAATAGGATCACCTGCCTCAGCGCGGCTTTTAGTCTCATGAAAACTTCTATAAATCTCATCAGAAGGCTTTGATGCCCAGTCTGTCGACTTCTGTGCAATGGCACTGCTATGGCCACTACGCGCTGGCACTTCACTAGCTGTGTTCGTACTAGCGTCACTGAGATGAAGCGATGTATCCACTGCCCGAGTGGATTTGAAAAAGAGAAAGGTAAGCAACCCAGCTGCGACTAGTCCTGCAGCGGATAGCATGTAGGTTTTTTTCATTAGCCCTCCATGACTTATTTTATTAATGAATGATGAGTTTGCTACAGTGCGCCATAGTGATCACATTTTTTTTACGCAATGTCAATGGCGCTATGGGACTCAGGCCAGAGGTCGCACGGCCTTACCAGAGGACCCTGACTAGTCTGATGACTGGCTAGGCAAGTGTGTGCAAGCTATTTTGTGGAGAAAGTTCGTCAAAACGATCGAATCACAAGCTTTGAGTCAAGTGCAAAAGTAGTAAGTCATAGACCATTTTTCTTTCAGCGCCGGTTAGACCAAGTAGCACTCTTCGCTCGTAGCGCACTTCTGTGCCACCTGGATGCATGCTTTCTTTGAGTCCCTCTTGATGCACGCGCGCGATTCGCGACACGCGCCCCACAAACCCCACGCTCACAGCGTTAGGACTGGCGCTGACCTTGAAGTACTTAGCCTGCCGCAGCTTGGCAAACATCTTCGCGCGTTTGACGCGCCCGGACTTCTGCCGCAGCTGCTGCTTGCGCGGTGCGTAGGGCGATCCATCTGGCGCCTGCTGCTTGCCGATGCGCTGGCTTTGGGAGCGCCTCAGTTCCGTTCCAAGCTTGCGCGCCAGGCTGCGCCGTTCGTCGGGCTGCAGGCGCGCGAGCAACGGTGCTGCCCAGTTCTCCAGCGCGGTCAGCTCATCCATGTCGTATCGATTACCGGCTCAGGCGCATGCGTCATGTCATAGCCGCCGCCATCTTTCGCCGTCACCACCACGCGCTCGGTCAGCGGCAACTTGATCGACAGATCCACGGCATCGTTGGCGAGGATGTCGGCCTCGAAGGCGATCTCGCCACGGCGCGCCGTGTTGGACAGCAGTTCCGACTGGTTGGCCTGCACCCATTCCAGCAGCGGCAACATCACTCTGTCCGGATGTCCAGCGTAGTCGGTCAAGATCAGATTGAGCGTGTATTGGTACTCGAACGACAGCCCCGGCTGGAACGTGCTCACCAGACTGCCGGCGTCGATAAACACCAGCAGCCGGTCGGCATCGCGTGCCAGGTCCGGCAAGGCCGCCACCAGATGCGCGCGCAGGCTGGCGGGCTTGATCACGGCGCCGGCTCCGGCACGTGCTGATCGATCCAGTCCTGCAGCGCGCTCAGTTGCGTGGCGGTGGCGTGGCAGCTGGTGTAGTTGTCGGCGACGGTGCCGGCGATGGCAGAGAGCGTAATGCCGGCGGCCGGCGCATCAGGATCTGCGGTGGGCGGCCCGGCAGGCTGGCCCGTGGCGGCGGCGTCGTGCAGCCGCACAAAGCCAGCAGGGATAGCGCAAGCAGCGTCGGCTTTCTGGGTGACATAGATCGGGATCTCGCGGGTGATGGTGGCGCCGGCCTCGCGCACGATGTGCACGCGGTCGACGTACTCGACAACGACCTTTATGGAACTCTTTGCGCTGTCGCGCTCGGCGATAGCGGCAGCTTTTGCGTCTAGAGCTTGCTTGCGTTCGCGTTGCGCGGTGTTGACGCGCTGCTCTTGCCACACGCAGCCACCAACGAGCACTGCAATCAGCGCCAGCAGGATGATCAGGCGCGTGACCATCAGCTCACGCCCAGGATCTGCAGGGCGCGCTGCGTGCGCGTGACGCGATCGCTGTGGCCTTCGGGCAAGCGCTTGGCACGCACGTTGCCCAAGTTGATCTTGCGGCCCAGACCGAGCACGTCGCCCGTATCGGCCAGCACGTTGAGGCCGTTGTCGTGCCAGTACGCCGCCGCTCCCAGTGCGCTCGGCTCGATCTGCAGCAGCAGATCCGGCTGTTCTTCCACCGGCAGGCCAATCAGCTCACCGATGCGGCGGTAGTTGCCACGGAACGTGTGCTGCATCGGGCCACGGCCCCGGTAGCGGTGACCGTCGCCGCTGGCGGTGTTGCCGTTGCCCAGGCGGTCGGCGTAGACGAAGTTGGCCAGGCCGACCGGATTGCGCAGGAACTTGGGCGCCTGGGCCGGTGTGATGCGCGTGCCGAACACTTCCAACAGCCGAGCGCTGGTGGTGTAGGTCAGCCCTTCTTCCATGCGCGACAGGCTCAGGCTTTCGTGGCCGACCTGACCGAGCCAGTGCGCAGCGCGGCGCTTGGTGGTGATGCCAAAGCGGTTGGCGGCGGCAAGCAGTGGGCCATGCCAGCGCTGTGCGCGTTGCGCCGAGCACTGCATGATCGA